TCATTTTCGGTCTTTCTCAGTGCTGTAAAAAAGGCTGAGGCAGAATCAGAGATAACCCTGGTGGCTGCTGTGCGTAAACATGAGAACGCTAACGTAGTTGCGCCCTTGGCCATGCTTGACAGGCGTTTCCGTGAACGCTGGGGACAATCCCAAGCCCCGCAAGGGCAAGGGAATTCTTATACCATCAATATTGAGAAGGCTATTATTGACGCTGCCGGTAAGTTCGATGCGATTGTTGAACAACGGGAAGCCCGGGCTGAGAACGTGCTGGCTATACCAGATAGCAGCATTGGCCAGGACACTGTAATAACGGAGCCTGAACTAGACACCGCATAACACCGCATAACATGTTATGCCATAATGTTATGCCGGGCATTGGAGCAGACCATGGTAGATATAATTATCGGGATGACGTTCATTATACTGTGTGTAGCTCCGCCCCTTGCCGTGGTGCTGGTGTTATCATTATCCACCTGCCATAGCACCCATGAATCATAGCTCCGCATAACAAATACACGATGTTATATAACATGTTATGCGACTATCTAGGCACGGATATATTGTTATGTAAGCCACATGTTATGCGATAAAGTAGGGGATAGGGGTTAAAGGCCAACCACCTGAGAGGCCGGGCAGCGACCCCCCTTCCATTTATGTACCCCCCTGCCTTGTATGGGAGAGGGGTACCGCACATTCTACAGGAAAACAAAAAGGTGGGGATAATATGTCAGAGACAGATAGCAGGGTATTTGGAATACTGGCTGGAAATATACACCGCCCATATGTGGGGATAACTGGAGGGAGTTATATTCCCATGAATGGAGACACATATTATTTCATTGAAGAGATTGAGAGACAGGCGGATATAAAGAGAATGTTAAACCCTGTAGTGGTGAGAGTACGGTGATGATATGATTCGCTTCAGACGGTTGGGGGTATGGAGAGACACAACGATACAGGGGATTATTGTTGTGAGGGGATTTGTGTTGAGGATGTGGGTATGGTGGAAGCCGCACAGTTTTGGGATTGAGTTATTTGGGCGGAAGAATAGAAAATAGCAGGTAGAACGGGGTTCACTTGGGGATGACCGTTCCGAGTTGGGAGGTTCGACTCCTTCGCCTGCTACTTGAGAGATTCTCATGGAAGAAGCGCAGAAACAGTTACAGCAGTTACTTGATAATATTATGGGGAAGTATCCGATCATCTGGAGTATTATGTACCATGAGGAAGCAGGACACGCGATGATATGGATGGATATAGCAACACAGCCATTTACCGCTTACCCTGAGCGTGGGATACCGAATGAGATTCTAAAAGCCTTTGAAGGCGATAGAGGGGAAGGGTCGTAATATGAGTGGCTTAGAAAATGGGATGTTTGCCCGGATGTGCAAAGAGGCGGCTGAAGAACTGGCTAGTGGAGATCAGGGGTGGCGTAACACCAATCCGAATGTGATGTTACTAGCGTGTTTCCATTTATTGACGAATCATTTAACCAACGCGATACAGAGGCCGTTGTGGTGGTGTGCCAGGACACTAATAGCGGCAGGGTTACTATTTTTAATAAAGACATTCTTCGAATGGTTTAGCGGGGGATAAAATGGTGAAAGTAATTGGGACGATACTGTGTGCAATAGGGAAAGCATTGGGCGGTAGTGTGGCCGAGGGTGTGATAGTCCGGCCAAAGATTAAACCGGTTGGGACTATTAGTATGCACAGTGCGATAACGATACTCCAAGCGAAGCTGGCTGAAATGGGTGACAGCTTCGCAGAGATATATCTGCCGGACGCTGCTATTAAAACGTATGCGGTTGCGGATGTTGAGAAAGCATACTCACTGGAACTGGTATCATCAGTCAAGTATGTGGCTGAAGTCCATGACTGCGATGACTTTGCTGCTGAGTTGTACGGTAAATTCGCAGGACTGGTGTGGAGTGATCTGCATGCCCTTAATTTCTTTTTCGATGAGAATGAGGTAATGTGGTTCATCGAGCCGCAGTCCAAGAAACTCACGAAACGCCTTGCCGGGTGGCAGGGTACTGATATCCGATTCTTTATAGCAAGATAAGGGGGATTACATGTTTAAGAATCAGAGAGATTTACTTTCAATTCTGCTTGGTGTCTTTGTGATACCAGGGATATGGGTTGCTCAGGGTATTGGTTATCTTACTTTACCCGGGGAAGTTATCGGTGCCACTATCGCCGCAGAGACTTTAATGGTCCAATTCTATTTTCGCAAATCAGAACCGGTGGTGCCGACTGTATAATGGCTACTGCGAATAAACCAGACATGCCAACCATGTCACAGTCTTATGACAGCATGAATAAGGGGGAAAGGGCCAAGCTGTTTCAGGAATTGACGCAAAAGGAAAAGGCTGCCCTGCTTTATAATTGGGACTTTTGGGCCAGAGAGAAACAGAGGCCGCCGGAAATGCCGTGGTATATCTGGCTTATCCTCTCCGGTCGTGGTTTCGGCAAAACCAGAGTGGGTAGCGAAATGGTGCGGAAGTGGGCATGGGAAGGCCATACGCCGATTGCACTTGTCGCACAGACAAAGGCCGATGCCCGGGATACCATGATTGAACTTGGTGAAAGTTCTATCCTCAAGGTATCGCCGCCGTGGTTTATGCCGAAGTACGAACCATCGAAACGGCGCCTCACTTGGCCTAATGGTGTAGAGGCCGTTATCTATTCCGGGGATGAGCCTGACCAACTACGTGGGCCTCAGCATTCTAAGATATGGCTTGATGAGCCAGCGAAATATCAATATCCTCAAGATACATGGGATAATGCGATGTTCGGTCTGAGAATCGGATCTAACCCACAGGCTATTGCAACAACCACCCCGAGGCCAATACAAATTATCCTTAATCTGCTGAAAGACCCTGAAGTTAAAATTACCCGTGGGCATACGCTGGAAAACCAGGCTAACTTGGCACCTGAGTTCTTAAATCATGTCATGGCTAAATATCAAGGAACCAAACTTGGGCGGCAGGAACTTGCTGGAGAGGTCTTGTCATCTTATGAGGGTTTGGTTTATGATGCTTTCCGTGGCGATAGTTGCATCATTCCGCGTAGAGCGATACCGGATAATTGGCCACGTTACTGGACTATTGACTTTGGGCGGACAAATACTGCTGCACTTTGGTATGCGATGGAACCGGAGACAGGCTTTTTCTTTTGCTACCGGACATATAAGAAAAAGGCCAGCGTTATCGAACATGCCACTGATTTCAGGGAATTAAGCAGGGGCGAGGTTATCCGGCGCCGTGTTGGTGGGAACCACCAGGAACAGGAAGCACGGGATGGTTATGGTCTGGCTGGTTGGCCAATTACTGAACCGGTAATCAATAACGACCGCTTGGAACGGATACGCAGGGTAAACTCACTCCATGCCCAAAACAAGATTTATTATTTCAGCGACCTTAGCGATATAATTGAAGAAAAGATGTCGTTTTCCTATGAGGTAGACAAGAATGATAACCTGACCGGGAAGATACACGCCGAATCCGAGTACCATTTTATGAGTGCTGAAGGATATCTCATGTCCGAGTTCAATCCAGATATCGGTGGCAGTAATAAACCAGACCCGGTTTGGTTTTACTAAGGCGGTACAATTATGGCATTTACAGCAACTACAGCATTAGAGGCTATCAGAGATAAGGAGAGTGATTTCAAAAAACTCTATGCGCGCATGAAAATTGATGCTGACCTAGCAAAGCGCAAACCTTATTTACTCACAGATGAAAAGGGTAAAAAGATACCGAACTGTGACCATGTAACTTTGCCCAAGGCTGCAATCTTTATCAATCGGGCCAATGCCATAACCGCCTCAGCCAACCAGCAAATCGTTGTTTCCGGAGAGGGTTTGGATGATAAGGTTACAAGCAAGATAGAGACTTTCTATCGGCAGTGCTTCAAACTTAGTGACGAATTGCTGGCCAAGCGTAATATGTCCAGCGCTTTCACTTTTAACAGTCACATGATAAATACACGTGGCCGTATTGGACAGCGCATCATCGTAGAGATAGATGAGGAAACCGGCAAACTACGA